CGTTCTTTAAATATTCCAAAGTTTGCATCAGCGCATAAGACATAAGCAACTCTATGTGTTCGTATCCATTCAATATCTTCAGCGACTCTCTCTAGTCCAAATGTATTAATTTTACTCATAGTTGTTCCACCCCAATCACAAAAAGTACATCTGTGAGGACAACCTCTATTTGTTTCTAAAATTGCTGCCCAAATAACATCTGGATTTTTATCATATAACCAATCAAAGACTCCAGATTGATAGGGACTTTTAAAGTCTAAAGAATTTATCCTCGTTCTTTCATGAACTTTATTGATTGGATTTCCAGTATTAATGCATCTCAATAATTCTAAAAATGCCTCTTCACCTTCACCAAGAATAACACAATCAATGAATGGATTTTCTTCCATCATTTTTGCGGTTACTTGGGGACCACCAAATTCAATAATGCAGTTTGGATATTTTTGTTTTATTAGTTTAGCAAGGTGTAGATTATATTGTTCATTCCATAGGTAACAACTAAAAGCACAAATTGTAGGATTATCTAATCTTTTTAGCAGTTCTTCTGGATTTTCTCTTTTAAAGATAATATCTTTTAACTCAAATGACTCTGCTATATCTTTAAATTGTTTACAATAACTCCATAAGCAAGAAACACTATAAGGCATCCAATAATTCTTAGTGTCTCTTACATTAACACTATATTGTGGTTGGATAAAATATATATTTTTCATAACGTAGAGATAACCTTATTATGTTGTTCGATTGCTCTTTGATGGAAATATTTATCGTCCCATCGCCTAATATCTCTCTCCATTAAGTTGTCATTGGATTTACCAAAACTAAAAAAATCATTTAAACTAAAATTATCTTTGTCGTTTTCCCACCATTCTTTATATGCTTCATAACAACAAATAAAAGATTTCATTGGATACCATTCAGTAACATGAGTTGATCCTTTAAAAAAAGGATTACATGGAATTAATGGTACAGTATACGTATTCCCAGTTTGACATAAAAAATAATCTGGAGTCCCTGCAAGATCGTTAAAGAAATAATTATCGCCTATTCCAGATTCTCTATTGATATAAATTGAGTTGGCAACAACTCCATTAAATTTATATCTACCATTGATATAAAAAAGATTCAAAAGTTTTTCAACATGTTCTCGTTTTAATAATACTGGACCAAGAGAATAATTACTTTGAACTGGATGCAAATAAAATCTAACTATGTCTGGGCACTCATGTCCCAATTGTATAGAATCCCAATCATAAGGAAGATATGTTAATAGATCATCCCAACTAAAATGCCAATGATTGATAAAACTCAAATCATAATCATCTTCCATTAATATTACATAAGATTCATTTGTTTCAAAATACCAATTTCTTAAAGTATCAATTAAAAAATAATTGTATGCTAAACATCGTTTAGATGCTAATTCTGAATGAACATCTAATATTTTTTCCTTTAAGTATTCTGGAAACCCCAATGGCATTGAGATTTTTGTAAATGTAATGCCATATAATTTAAATTGTTCCTCCATATATTTTTGTCGTTTTACTTCATTGTCTAAAGTAAAATAAAATACATGAGGGAAATTTTTTAATTTATCACAACTCATAATCAAATATATTTTACCCGTCATCTATTTATTCTAAATACTAGAGTAATTCATGAGAATATCAATGGAAGAACTTCTAGATATGATTGTTGGTGATGAAGCACCATCTACAATTTCTGATAAGATTAAAGATTTGCTCTACACTCGCTCAGCAGAAAAAATCGAAGTGTTGAGACCATCCGTTTCAAATTCAATGTTTGATTCCATTGCACTAGATGCAGAATAATAAAGAACAATAAATAACTAACAAGGTCTTTATTATATAATAATGCAAGTAACAAAACCACTTTCTATAGAAACTGATTTAGCAACTTCTTCTGGTGCTGGAACAAGTATACTTTCTGCAACATGTGTACGATTATACAATGGAGCTGGTGCAGCAACTACAATTGTAATTTCAGAATCTGTTGGGGCAAGTGCATCTTATTCATTTACCTTGCCCACTGGTGCTGTTGAATTTGTACAAAAATTACCTACTGATATTATTTGGGCTTCAGCATCATCAATAAAAGTAACAAAAGTAGGATTTACAAATTAAACCAATGAAACTTATCAGAGAAGAAATCGAAAAGGTTGAAGTTATCACCGAGAGTGTTGGTGGTAAAAAACAAATGTATATTTCAGGAGTATTCCTCCAAAGCGAAATGGTAAATCGCAATGGTAGAATGTATCCTTTCTCTATCATGGAAAGAGAAGTAAAGAGATATACTAATGATTATGTTAATAAAGGTAGAGCACTTGGGGAGCTAGGACACCCAGATGGTCCCACCGTAAATCTCGATAGAGTTTCTCATAAGATTACTGAACTTAAGCAAGACGGTAATAATTTTATTGGTAAAGCACAAATCCTACATACCCCAATGGGTAAGATTGCTGAAGCACTTCTTAAAGACGGAGTAACTCTCGGTGTTTCTTCTCGTGGTATTGGTTCTTTAAGAGAAAATATTAAAGGTGGTTATAAAGAAGTTGGTGAAGACTTCATGCTTGCAACTGCAGCAGATATTGTTGCCGATCCTTCTGCCCCTGATGCTTTTGTTCAGGGAATTATGGAAGGTAAGGAGTGGATTTGGGATGGTGGAATTCTTCGTGAAAAGATTGCAAACCAAACCAGACAAAGAATTGAAAATCTTTCTAGAAGAAGAGAATTAGAAGAACATAAGTTAAACTTATTCAATGACTTTTTGAATTCCCTTTGAGCATATATAGGTAAAAATTCTAATTTAATAAATAAATATAGATTAAATTCATTAAGGTTAATCGGAGAGTCCAAATGTCTAGTGGCAACAATTTACACGAAATGGAAGCAGGCACAAAGCAATCCTCGACCGCTGTCAATGCAGGTGCAAAGGCAGGCGATCCAATGCAAAAGCTCGCTCCTGGCGCAGTAGCAGGTCAAACAGGTTCTTGGGAAGACCTTGGTGGTCCTACTCCAGAAAATTATCGTTCAGATGATAATTCTGCAGAACTCAAAACTCCAGGCAAAACCCTTCAACAAGTAAGAAATGTTGTTAACAAGGGCGCTAAGGCAGCAGACCCAATGAAAGGTCTTAAGAAGAGCGATGCTGTTAAGGAAGAGGAAGAAGTAGATTCTGAAGATCTCCTTGATGAAGAAGAGATTCTTGAAGATGAAGAGATTGTAGCAGAAGCTGCAGAAGAAGATGAAGAGGATGAAGAGGATGAAGAAGGTGAAGATGAAGATGAGAAGGGTGAGGACAAAAAGAAGAAGAAGATGAAGGAAGAGGTTGAAGAAGACGAAGACGAAGACGAAGAGGAAGAAGAAGAAGAAGAAGAGTTTGACATTGAAGAAGATGTTAATGCTCTTCTAGATGGTGAAGACCTCTCTGAGGAATTCCAAGAGAAGGCACGTACCATCTTTGAAGCTGCTCTAAGATCAAAAGTTACTGAGATCAAAGAAGCACTCATTACTCAGTATGATGAAGCATACGAAGCAAGACTTGTAGAAGAAGTACAAGAAATTAAATCAGCTCTTGAAGAAAGAGTTGATTCATATCTTGAGTACGTTGCTGAGGAATGGATGACCGAAAATCAACTTGTAGTTGAGAACGGTCTGAAGTCAGAAATGACTGAATCATTCCTCTCAGGTATGAAGGAACTTTTTGAAGCACATTATGTATCAATCCCTGAAGATAAATATGATGTTCTTGAGAGCATGGTAGAAAAACTTGATGAAATGGAGACAAAACTCAACGAGCAGATTGAAAAGAATATTACTTTAAACAAGCGCCTCTCAGAGTCGGTTGCTGAAGGAATCTTTGATGATGTAGCAGAGGGTCTAGCACTCTCTCAGAAAGAGAAGCTCGCTTCACTTGCCGAAAGTGTTGAGTTTGAAAGTGGAGAAAAATATCGTGAAAAACTGGAGATGTTGAGAGAATCATACTTCTCATCACAGAAAACTCCAAAGGCAAAAACCGAAAGTTTAATTGAAGAGGTTGAACTAAATTCTGCTGGTTATACCTCAGAATATATGAATTCATATCTCAGAACACTTTCAGCAGTTGCTAAAAAGTGAATTTAATATAATTCAAACAAAACCAAACACGTTACAAAGGTAAAAGCAAATGTTCCAATCCGAGCATCTGCAGGAAAAGTGGGCACCACTTCTCGACTATGATGGTCTTGATCCAATCAAAGATTCACACAGAAGAGCAGTAACCGCTGTCCTGTTAGAAAACCAAGAAAAATTCCTGAGAGAGCAATCAGCTTTCTCAAATGGAATGCTGATGGAATCCCCAACCAATAGCGGAAACGCTGCTGGTGCTTCAGGTGGTTTCTCAGGTTCCGCTACTGCTGCAGGTCCTGTAGCAGGTTTTGATCCAGTTCTGATTTCACTCATCAGACGTGCAATGCCTAACCTGGTCGCATATGACCTCGCAGGCGTTCAACCAATGAGTGGTCCTACTGGACTCATCTTCGCAATGCGTTCACGCTACACCAACCAGAGCGGCACTGAAGCTCTGTTTAACGAAGCAGATACAGTATTCTCTGGTCAGAACTCTGGTATTGGTCTCACCGCTGCAACTAACGTTGCTGCTGGTATGGGTACTACTACTCAGTATGGTTCAAACCCAGGTCTTCTGAACCCAGTTGGTACTGGTTCTTCAACTGGTTCTGATGGTTACAACGTTGGTCAGGGTATGTACACTGGAGATTCTGAGAATCTCGGTAACGGTGCAGGTAACCAGTTCAACGAAATGGCATTCTCAATTGAGAAAGTCCTTGTTGAAGCAAAGTCAAGAGCACTGAAGGCAGAATACAGTCTTGAGCTTGCACAAGACCTGAAGGCAATTCACGGTCTGAATGCAGAAGCAGAACTTGCTAACATTCTCTCTACTGAAATCCTCGCAGAAATCAACAGAGAAGTCATCAGAACCATCTACAAGGTTGCTGAGCAAGGTGCTGCTGCTAACACTGCTACCGCTGGTGTATTCGACCTCGACATCGACTCCAATGGTCGTTGGTCAGTTGAAAAGTTCAAGGGTCTCCTGTTCCAAATCGAGCGTGATGCTAACGCAATCGCACAAAGAACTCGTAGAGGAAAGGGTAACGTTGTTATGTGTTCCGCAGACGTTGCTTCTGCACTGAGCATGGCTGGTGTACTTGATTACACTCCTGCTCTGAACGCAAACCTCAACGTTGATGACACTGGTAACACCTTTGCGGGTGTTCTGCTTGGTAAGTATCGCGTATATATCGATCCTTATTCAGCAAACGTATCTGCTAACCAGTACTACGTTGTTGGTTATAAGGGTTCT